CACATCTCCGACCGCGACTGAGTCGCCTGACCCTGTAGAATACTCTCAACAGCAAACGACCAATGCTCTACACCTCAGGACAGAAGCAACGCCCCCGCCTCGCTCAGCAGGTCTACCGCTTCATGCTGGATCAGGAGCCCCTGCTGGGCGCTGCTACGGTCACCGTTCATCATCGTCGCCTGAGTGCTGAGGGCGTGGTCGGATGGCAGCAGGAGGATGGGCAGGAGTTCCTGGTTGAGGTTGAGCGCGACCTGCCCCGTGAGGAGTACGTCGTGACTCTCATCCACGAACTCATCCACTGCCGCCAAACCCTGGAGGGTATCATGGATGAGGAAACCCGCGAATCTGAAGCATACGGTTTGGAAACCGTCTACGCTGCCCGCTTCGCTGCCGCCTGACCCCCTATACTAAACACATCAACCAAACGAAACCAATGAGCACCGCTACCTACAACGGATGGGCAAACTGGGAGACCTGGAACGTTGCCCTGTGGATCAGCAACGATGAGGCAACCTACAAGGTCGCCCAGCGTTATGACTCCTACGACCGCCTGATTCCCCGTCTGGAGTTGATGTGGGGGCAGATGACCCCTGACGGTGCCCGCTGGATGGATGGCACGATCGACACCGATGCCCTGGATGAGATGCTGGAGGACCTGTGACAATCTGACAGGTGGTACACCGTCCGGTTTCCACCCCCGATCCGCTGTATATTACTTCCATCGGGGGGGACCGACCTCCCCACACTCCAAACGACTCATGACCAACCTCTCTACCCTCGCTGCTGCTTCCTCCCTGGACCTGCTGCTTGCTGAAACCCGTGGTGAAGTGAAGGTGACCCGTCTTCCTCAGAAGGGTCCCCGTAAGGCAGACCTGGTTATGACTCAAACCAAGGGTAACCGCTGCCGCACCAACCGCAGCAGCGGCACCAACTTTGTTTCCCAGGCGGGTTAACCCCCACCCCCGATCTGCTACAATACACACATCGGAAACGACCCCCACTCATGACCCTCGCAACCACCCTGGAAACCCTCACCGCTTATGTGGTGAAAGAAACCAACCGCTACGTTTCTGAAGAGTTCCGCCTGTATGGTAAGACTCTCCAACAGATTAAAGATAGTGGTATGGAAACTGCAGATTTTACCAAAATCTTTCAGTATATTGTGAATGAGGTAATTGAGGCAGGTATTAAAGAATTGGGTATCAACGGTAAGCGTGAAGAAGTGGCAGGATATGATTATATCATTGAGGGGCAACCTGTTGAGTTTAAGTTAATGGGAGGTGCCTCCAAATCCTCCTTCGCTACGGGTAACAAAACCTCCCACTTTGGTGGTGCTAAAACTAACCTTGTGTGGAGCATTAAGTATACCTTTAACGCCAATCAGATTGATACCTTCGGTATGGTTTTGATTGATACTAACCTCACCGAATCTAATGTGTGGAATGCATCTAACGGTCGTAAGGATTCATTCTCTCAACTGCAACTGATTGTGGGTGAAGAGGATTGCATTCTCACTCAAATGGGTATCATCAAACCCGCTTCTAAGTTTCTGCAATTCCTTCCTCTCCCCACTGAAGTTCTTCTGGGTTGAGTATAAGTGAGAGGGGGCAGTGTTGCCTCCTTAAATATACCTAACTGTGTGTGCGTTATTTGACAGTTAAGCCCCGTTGGGGTTATTATAAGCGGGGCGCGTTAGGGGGGGTCGGTTCATAAAGCCACGGGTCCCTCTAAGCTATAAAGTGTTACGCTCGCCAGCTCTATATAAAACAAAAAGGAAAACTCAAATACCCGCAATGCAAAAAAATCCCGGAGAAAATTTTACGACTGTAGAGGTTGACCCTATAAGTGGGGAGTATTATATAAGGATACCTGAGTGGATACTGAGTGAGTTTGGTTGGTATGAGGGCACTGTAGTAAACATGGAGGTTGATGGGGAGACTATTATAATTACGGAGGTCCGTGAGGACTAGTCATTGACTTCCGATATAAATTACTGTATGATACTGAAGTAACGTTACTTTCTTATGGCTAAAGGATTTACTGTAAAAGCAAAGGCACCTGACTCACAGAAAAGCGAAGTACCAGAGTGGGATTACAATAAGGCACGCGAAATGATTCGTGGGAAGTCGATTGTATTCTGTCTACCTGGACGTGGAGTGTCTTACACATATCTCAAAAATTTCGTGCAATTGTGTTTTGACATTGTGCAAGCAGGTGGAAGCATTCAGATTTCTCAAGATTATTCATCAATGGTGAATTTTGCACGTTGTAAGTGTCTGGGTGCGAATGTGTTACGTGGACCTGACCAAATTCCTTGGGACGGGAAGTTGAATTATGATTATCAATTGTGGATTGATAGTGATATTGTGTTTAATACTGAGAAGTTTTATCAGTTGGTATTAATGGACCAAGATATTGCTTCTGGTTGGTATTGCACTGAGGATGGTCAGACGACATCTGTTGCACACTGGATGGAGGAAGATGACTTCCGAAATAATGGTGGTGTAATGAATCATGAGACATTAGAAACGATGGCACGTCGTAAGAAGCCATTTACTGTTGACTATGCAGGGTTTGGGTGGTTATTGATTAAGCATGGAGTCTTTGAGCATAGTGAGATTAAGTATCCATGGTTTGCACCTAAGATGCAGGTATTTGAATCTGGAGAGGTTCAGGATATGTGTGGAGAGGATGTAAGTTTCTGTTTGGATGCAATCGCAGCAGGTTTTGAGATTTGGTGTGACCCTCGTATCAGAGTTGGACACGAAAAGACAAGGATTATCTGATATGTCAAACGAATCTTACAATATCTATTGTAAGGGAGAGAAGATATACTCCCACTTGACACAGGAGGAGTATTTCGATATTATGGAGGACCTGTCGGTAGAGTTTTATCAGACAGGGACTCCAAGTCCAAACGACTTAGAAACTAAAATTATCTCGGAGAATCATTATGGCTATTCGTAAAGGTGGCGGTTATGTGGAGGGTGCTCCTAAGAAAACTCGTCAAGGAGCAGGTATGAATACGAAGTATGCAGCGACTTCTCGCAATAAGGCTCGAAAGAAGTATCGCGGTCAAGGTAAAGGTTGATATATTGGAAGGGGGTCTTCGGATCCCCTTTTTTCATGAAAATAAATATGACGTAAGGGATAGCAACCCCTCTAAAAGTTCTGTTTTGTATAAAACAGGAGCTAAAATGGGACAATCACCTGTAGATAGGAATTCTGACTACATGAAAGAGATGTGGGGCACAAATCGTCTCGTCTCAGACTATGGTTCTATGGAAAGAATCAATGTTTATGAGGAGAAGAAGGAGTTTCTTCAAGAGATTATGGACTATGAGAAGACTCATGACTTAAAAAAGCAGTCACAACTTCATGAGAAAATCAGAAATGATGAAGATTATGATGATTGGGAGTATGGCACTGAGCCAAATTATGGAAATCCTTGGTCTTAAGCATAAATAAAGGCAAGAAAACCTTCTGACCAATGGCTGTCACACGGATATCAAGAGCATTTAAGGACATTAGTTTGTCATTTGACCCTCATCCGGTGACAAAGGACCTGCCAGTTCTTAAAAATGAGAATGCAATACGTCGCTCTGTGCGAAATTTAGTGGAAACTATTCCTACAGAGCGATTTTTTCAACCTCTTTTGGGGTCTGATGTGCGTTCTAGTCTGTTTGACTTCGTTGATTATGGTACTGCAACCGTAATTCAACAGCAAATTTTGACTACGATTGAAAATTTTGAGCCAAGAGTAACAAATGTTGAGGTTCAGGTCAATCCACAACCTGATGACAACACATTTGAATGTAATATTATCTTCGATATCATCGGTCAGGACTTTCCAGTTCAAGAATTTACATTCATCCTAGAGGCAACAAGGTAAATATGCCTTTTACTAAGTTTACAAACCTAGATTTTGACCAGATAAGGGCTCAAATTAAGGATTATCTTCGTGCAAACTCCAATTTTACGGATTTTGACTTCGAAGGGTCCAACTTTTCAGTCTTAATCGACACTCTTGCTTATAATACCTATATTACGGCATTCAATTCCAACATGATTGTCAATGAATCCTTCTTGGATTCAGCAACATTAAGGGAAAATGTCGTTTCCTTAGCAAGAAACATTGGTTATGTACCTCGCTCTAGAAGCGCTGCTAAGGCGAATGTAAGTTTCTCGGTCACAACGAGTAGTAACACTCCTACAATGACCCTACAAGCGGGTCTGGTGTGTGTAGGAGCGACGAATGAAACGAATTATATCTTCTCAATTCCAGAAAGTGTAACCACCACAGTTTCAAGTGGCACTGCAAACTTTACTGGTATTGATATCTACCAAGGTACGTTTGTTAAAAACGTCTTTACTGTTGATGGGTCGTTAGATCAGAGATTTATTCTGAATAATTCCTTCATTGATAGCTCAACAATCGTTGTTAAGGTTAAAGGAATTAGTGATACAGGAGAAGGAAGAGAATATTCACTGTCAGAAAACATTTTAAATATCAATTCCACATCAGAGATTTATTTACTTCAGGAAGTACAGGATGAGAAGTATGAAATCTTGTTTGGTGATGGATATTTTGGTAAGAAATTAGAGAATGGTGCAGTAGTTACTGTTTCTTATATCATCACTGATGGTAAGGATGGTAATGGTGCTTCTAACTTTGCTTTCTCTGGTAGAGTTGTTGACTCCTTGAATAATGTAGTTGTCCCCACAAATACTGTAACAGTAACAACCGTCAGTAACGCTGCTAACGGGGGTGACATTGAGAGTATTGAGTCAATCAAGTACTTTGCTCCTAGAATCTATTCATCGCAGTACAGAGCGGTCACAGCACGCGATTACGAAGCGATTATTCAGTCCATCTACCCCAACACAGAATCTGTTGCTGTTGTTGGTGGTGAAGAGTTAGACCCACCACAGTTTGGTAATGTTGTTATTAGCATCAAACCGAAGAATGGTGACTATGTTTCTGATTTTGACAAACAAACCATTCTGACCAAACTGAAGAATTATTCACTGTCTGGTATTAATCAGCAAATCATTGACCTTAAAGTTCTTTATGTTGAAGTTGACTCGGCAGTTTACTACAATCCTTCTCAGGTTACTAATGTAAATGCCCTGAAAACTACGATTACAAATACTCTGAATACATTTGCTTCATCAAACATCAATAAGTTTGGTGGTAGATTTAAGTATAGCAAGTTATGTCAGACGATTGATAATGTTGATAATGGAATTACCTCCAACATTACTAGAGTTATTATTAGAAGAAATCTGAAAGCACTGATTAATCAGTCTGCCCAGTATGAGTTGTGCTTCGGTAATGCTTTCCACTACAAACCAGAAGGATATAACATTAAGAGCACAGGATTTACTCTTGCAGGAAGAACTGGCACTTTCTACTTCACTGATGTCCCAGACGCTACTGGTGGAAAGGGTGTATTGTCAATCGTTAAAGAATCCACTACAGGTGGTGCTTATATTGTAGAAGTTAAGTCTGCTGGCACGGTTGATTACACCAAAGGTGAGATTATTCTTAACACCTTAAACATCACTTCTACAGTTGAAGCAAATAATATTATTGAGATTCAAGCATATCCAGAATCCAATGATGTCATTGGTCTGAAGGACCTTTATCTTAGCTTCTCAGTTGCTGATAGCAAGATAAATATGATTAAGGATACTATTACTTCTGGCGAACAGATATCCGGTGTCGGATATAAGACGACTTCTAGCTACTTAAACGGAGAACTAAAGAGGGTATAAGATGATAAAAACTGGATTTGAGACGAGGGTAAAAGTTCAGCAAATTATTGAGAACCAATTACCAGAGTTTTTACGTTCCGAAAGTCCTAAGGCAGTAGATTTTCTAAAGCAATATTATATCTCTCAGGAATATCAAGGTGCTCCAGCAGACCTTGCTAATAACTTAGACCAATATTTGAAGATTGATAACCTTACACCAGAAGTTATCACTGGTATTACCACTCTGTCTTCAAGCATTACTGCATCATCAGACACTGTACATGTAGGATCTACTAAAGGATTTCCTGCTCAGTATGGTTTATTTCAGATTGATAATGAAATTTTCACTTATACTGGTATCACGACCAACTCTTTCACTGGTTGTGTAAGAGGTTTTAGTGGAATTACTTCTTATCGTTCAGAATTAAATCCAGAAGAATTAATTTTTAAAGAAACTGATCAGGCAGCACACACATCTGGTGCTACTGTAAAGAATTTAAGCTCTGAGTTTCTGAAAGAATTTTATAAGAAACTCAAGTATACTCTTACTCCAGGTCTGGAGAATGTAGATTTTGTATCTAATCTGAATGTAAACAACTTCATCAAAGAAGCAAGATCTCTTTACGAATCAAAAGGTACTGAAGAATCATTCAAAATTCTTTTCAAAGTTCTCTATGGAGTAACTCCAAAGGTTATTGATTTAGAAGATCGTCTCATTAAACCATCTTCGTCTCAATTTTTAAGAAGAGAAGTAATCGTTGTTGAGCCAATTTCTGGAGATCCTAGCAAACTGATTGGTCAGACTATCAGAAAGTCATCTGATTCTCAGACTCAGGCATCAGTTTCTGAGGTAGAAGTCTTCACAAGAGGCGGTAATGTCACATATTTCAAACTCGGTCTGTTTATTGGATATGATGACAGAGACCTTATTGAAGGTACTTTCAACATTCAACCAAAAACAAAAGCAATCAATACTGCGAGTGCAGGTGCATCTTCAATTATTGTTGATACCACCATTGGTTTCCCTGCCTCTGGCACATTGATTTCTGGTAACAATACAATCACCTACACATCTAAGACTGTAAATCAATTCTTAGGTTGTAGTGGTATTAATAATACTATCTCAGTTGCGGACGAAATCCGTACTGATGAGGTATTCTTTGGATATGAAAATGGAGATATTACCAAAAAGGTAGAAGTCCGTATTACTGGTGTCCTTTCTAAGTTTGAAACAGTCAGCGACATCAAGTTATCTACTGAAGGACAAAAAATCTATGTGAAGAATGTAGGCGAAAAGATTACAAATCCAGAAAGTGATAAGACCTACAAGCAATTGTTTGCAAACTCCTGGATTTACAATACTAGCAGCAGATATTATGTTGATAGTATCAGTGGGTCCAACTTTGTCTTGAAGTCGGATATTGATAAATCAAGTTTAAAGGTCGGAGATACTGTAGATATTCTCTTAGGGTCTACGGAGAATGTTGACCATGCAAATGCAACCGTTGCATCAATATCTGGTAGTCAAGTTACTTTAGATAATCTGATTGGATTTACATACAATTCAACACTTGAGTATTCAATTAGAAGAAAGTTAAAAACAGCAAGCAGCACTGGAACTCCAGTTTTATATGGTAATGGTGCTCTTGTAAGCGATGTACAAAATCTTTATAATGAGAATGATGAATACTTCTATGTTGCATCAAACTCACTCCCATCATATGGGATAACAAAAACTGTTAAGAAGTCAAGTATATCTTCAGCAAATTCCACAACATTAAAAGGATACAATAGCATAACTGAAAAGTATTCTATTATTTCCTTCCCTACTAGTGTTCCTTTTATCACTGGTGATGAAATTTACTACAGTGCTAGTGATGCAGCACTGACTGGTATGCCAGAGGGCAACTACTATGTCAAAGTATTATCTCCCGATAATCAAATAAAACTGTATCTGTCTAGGTCTCTGATTGTTAGTGATAACCCTGTAGAATTTACTTCATCAAGCTCAACTGGATCTCATACTTTTGTATTAGCATCCCAGAAGGATGAAGAAATTAAACCTCAGAAAGTTCTTAAGAAATTCCCATTTGATAAAAATATTAAACTGGGTAAAAATGAAGCAACTATTCCTGGTTCTACAGGAATGCTTGTTAATGGTGTTGAGATTATTAACTATAAATCGGATGATAAAATTTATTATGGTCCATTGGATAAAATTACATTATACAACACTGGTAGTGGTTATGATGTAATCAATCCACCAGATGTAGTGATATCTGCTGGTGCTGGCACAACAGCTTTGGTTAGACCAACTCTGAAGGGTAGTCTGAAAGAAGTAATCGTTGACCCACAAGATTTTGATATTAAGAGAATTACATCAGTAACTTTGACTGGTGGAAATGGTAGTGGTGCAATCTTAGATCCAGTTTTAGAAAAAAGATTCCGTGAAGTAGAGTTTGACTCTAGAGTTTCTACTGATGGTGGTGGTATCGATATCGCTGCAGATACACTGACTTTCTCAACACAACATAAGTTTTCTAACGGAGATGCTATTGTTTATAATAGAAATGGAAACAATGCTGTTGGTGTAGGTACTTTTGGTGGCAGTAATGCAGATACTGGCACTACTTTAAGCAGTGGGTCTGTTTACTATACCGAAGTTGTTAATAGCACGACAGTTAAACTGTATCCAACATTATCTGATTACAATGCAGGTATCAACACTGTAGGATTTACAACATCAAACACTCAGGGTATTCATAAGTTTAGAACTCTTGAGGGTAAGAATACTCTCAGGTCTATTAAAGTTATCAACCCTGGAAGTGATTATGAGAATAAAAAACTCATTGTCAAACCAGAAAATGTCTCCACAGTAGAAGACAATATCTTCTTTGAGAATCATGGATTTTCTGATGGTGATATTGTAAACTACACAACAACTGGTACAGTAATTGCAGGTCTTTCAACCACAATTAGTTACTACATCATCAAGCAAACTGATGATAGGTTTAGACTTGCTTCTGCTGGTGCTGGTGCAACTATTACCACAAATTATGTAAGTGGTAATTATGTCAATCTGACTAGCACTGGCACTGGATATCATAACTTCAGTTATCCTGATATTCAGTTGAATATTAGTGCAGAGTATGATGGCGTCTCTGGAATTATAACCGCTACTCCAATTGTTACTGGTGAAATTACAAATCTTTATCTCTATGAAAAAGGTACTGGATATGGATCAAATGTCCTCAACTTCCATAAGAGACCAAGCGTATCAATTAAAACTGGTAAGGAAGTTGAATTAAAACCAATCGTTACGGGTGGTAGAGTTTCTTCCGTCCAAGTAACTAACTCAGGAAGTGAGTATAGCTCTGCACCAGAACTAACCGTTGTAGGTGCGGGTGTTGGTGCTAAATTAAGAGCAATCGTTTCCAATGGTGAAGTTACTCAAGTTGTAGTTATTAATGGTGGAATTGGATACAATGCTAATACCACAATATCTGCTATTTCAAGAGGTATAAACGCTTTTGCTGAGGCATCAGTAAGAGAGTTAACTGTAAATAATGAGAATAGATTTGGCAGCGAAGTATTATTAGATAATCCAACAAATCTTCAAGGTCTTGAGTATGGTGTTGTTGGATATACAACATCAATTGGAAACCAATTCTCTGATACTGGGTCTCAGCACTCACCTATCATTGGATGGGCACATGATGGTAATCCAATTTATGGATCTTATGGATATAGTGATGCATCAGATGTAAACTCTTCTGTTAAAGTATTAGTAAGTGGATACACAAAATCAACCTCTAATGTAACTGATAGACCATCTGGTTTTACATCAGGTTTCTTCGTTGAAGATTACAAGTTTGATAATTCTGGAGACCTTGACCAGTATAATGGTAGATATTGTAAGACCCCAGAGTTTCCAAATGGCGTCTATGCATATTTTGCAACATTATCCTCCACAACTTTCGAATCTACTTTCCCATACTTTGTAGGAAATTCTTACAAGTCACTCTTTGTCTCTCAGAATGTAAATCAAGACTTCAATTTCAATTCCTCAAGCCTTGTTAGAAATACCTTCCCATATAAGGTTGGTGATAGGTATTCTGATAATGACTTTATTTCAGAGTCTAATGAAATTTTAGTCCAGAGAGCAAATATTGATTCCGTAACCAAGGGCGAAGTTAATAAGTTGACTGTCAATCTTGCTGGCACTGGATATGCTGTCGGTGATGTTGCATCATTCGATAATACTGGTACAGATGGTGGTGGATTGTCTGCAGATGTTAAGAGCATTACAGGAAAAACTATTACTAATTTAAATACATCAGTCAATACATATCAAGGTGCAAAGGTAATCTGGGAAGATTCTAACTCAGTTTCTCTGCACATCGATAAAGTCAATGTTGTTGGTGATGGGAACAGTGTTGTTGTTTCTGGACTTTCAACCTTTATTGGTGGATTAACTAAATCTCATATTGTTGGTGTTACATCAGAAAAGACTTACCTGATAAAACAAATTCCAAGTAATGCCACTGCGGGGGTTGTTACTGACATGTATGTGTCAAGAATTCCCGTATCTCTCTCTGTAGGGTCCACAGTTGCTATTGGTACTGAGAAACTATCCGTCCTTACTATATTCCCAGAAAACAAGGTTGTAAGAGCACTGAGGGGTGTTACAGGCACTGCACACACTGCATCCACAGAAGCATCCGTATTGACTGGAAAATTATCGCTCTCAGTCAAGACACCATACTTCAATTCAAAACTGAATAAGAAAGTATACTTCAATCCAACCCATTCTGTTGGTATTGGAACTACAACTGGTATTTCAGTTTCTAAAAACTATGCAATCGGAGATATAACCAAAACTGTTTCTGTCCCAACCCAAAGCATATACTTACCAAATCATCCATTCAAGACTTCGCAACCAGTTGTTTTTGAAAAGTTAACGGGGTCCAATCCAGTTTCTGTTTCAAATACGGAAGGTAGTGGGACATTTAGCATTCCAGCTGGAGATTCTCAAACACTTTATGTAATTAATAAGTCTAAGGATTATATTGGACTTACAACCGAAGTTGGATTGACAACAAGCACAGATGGTTTGTATTTCAGATCATTTACTGCCAATGGTGATGATACTGATTATCAATATTCATTTGAAACAAATTATACACAAGTAACTGCAAAAGTACAAAAAATTGAATCTACTTTAACATTATCACAATCTCATTCACTTGCAGTAAATGATAGAGTCACTCTTACTGTAAAACCAAATCAGTCAGTAGGAATTGGCACCTCGACAGCAATTGTTGTCAAGTATAATTCTACTAACAACAAACTCCTTATTAATCCTATCGGATTTACTTCAACTGGAGTTAGCACAACTACTAATGAGTTAACAATATCTTCTCACGGTCTTTTGACTGGCGATAAGGTATTCTACGATTCTTCTGATGAAGTTATCTCTGGTCTGGAAACTGGGTCATACTATGTTTACAGAATTGATGATGACACCATCAATCTTTCAAGCACATATTACAATGCACTTTCTTCACCACCATCAGTAGTAAGTTTTGCTTCTACTGGAGGATCTGGTCACGAAATCTCCAGAATCAATCCACAAATCAAAACTATTAGAAATAACAATCTGGTATTTGATGTAACTGATTCTTCTCTCAGTGGATATAACTTCAAACTCTTTGAGGATAAAGATTTCTACAACGAATTGGTTTCTGTTGGGTCTTCAACAACTTTCAATGTTACTGGAGTTGGCACTGTAGGTGTTTCAACTAACGCATCAGTAACTCTGAATTATGGAAGCACTCTTCCAACCAAAGTTTACTATGCTTTAGAAAAAACAGGATACATTAGCACATCTGATAAAAATGTTGCAAACTATTCTCAAATTTTATTTGTTGATAGTGACTACAATGGCACATATTCCGTAACTGGAATTGGAAGCACCACATTTACAATTTCTCTGAGAACTAATCCAGAAAGACCTTCATATACCCAAAGCAATACTGAAGTCTTGAAGTATTCTACCACTTCTTTGACAGAGAAAGGTGGTGTAGATTCCATGAGAATTACATCAAAAGGTTTAAACTATAAGAAACTTCCTAAGTTTGTAAGCATTGCTTCTAGCACTGGTGAAAGTGTTGATATTATTCCAGAGTCTACTAATATTGGTAGAATTAATGAGGTTACTATTGAGGACCAGGGATTTGACTTCTCTGCTGATAAAACCTTAAGTCCAGAAGCATTTGTTTCACCAATCGTCAATCTTGTTAATAGAAACACAATCACAAATGTTGGCGTTTCTTTCGGTGGTGCTAATTACACATCTGCTCCAGACTTAGTTGTTGTAAATCCACTGACTGGTCAAGCATACACCAATGGTATTTTAGAGGCAAAGTTACAAGGGTCATCCATTGATGAAGTTGAAATTGTCGAAGTCCCCAGAGGTCTTTCGGATACAGTTAATAAAGTTTATGCTGTTAATAATAGCAATGGTATTGGAATTGCAAGTTGCATTTCATCTACCTCTGGTATCTTGACATGCATCTTAACAACACCTATTGCTGGTTTCACTACTGATGCATTCTCTATTGGCGATAAAGTATTCTTGGAGAATATTAGAAAGTATGGTACTTCTGGAGATGGTTTCAACTCTTCTAATCATGAATATAATTTCTTCAATGTAATTGGATATACGAATTCAAATCCAGCTCGAGTAGTTGTTGATATATCACCATATACAACAAATGCTGGTGTTGCAATTACTGACCAAAACAATTATGCATCTATTATCAATCAAACTGATTACCCAACATTTACTATAACTCAAGAAACACTCAATTTCATTATTGGAGAAACACTCTTCACTTTGGATGGGTCAACATATGTTGAAAGAGATTTAGTTGTTACTGAAAACTTGAGCGACAGTATAAAAATTTATGGTAGCTATGAATTAAGTGCTTCTGAAGTAATTCTTGGTAAGGATTCTGGAACTATTGCTACTGTAGAGTCTCTTGATAATAATAGAGCATTCTTTAGACTAGATTATTCCTTGAGAAAGGATATGGGTTGGTCTGATGATATCGGTAAGATGAATCTTGATTATCAAGTAACACCCGATAATGACTACTATCAAAATCTCTCTTATAGTATCAAGAGTCCTATTGAGTATGAAGACCTTGTAAATCCAGTAAATCGTTTACTGCACACCAGCGGTCTTAAGAATTTTGCGGATACTGAGATTTCTAGTAAGTCTACTGTCGCTGCTGGCACTAGCATCTCGTCTTCAAGTCTTGCATTGTTGGATATCATCTCTGAGGAGAGAGTTGATACAATCAAGAATTACGACCTTGCTATTGACATTGACACTCAAAGTTTCTCACCAACAAAGTCCAAATTCTTGAAGTTGCAGAATAAGAAACTGTCCAATTATATTGAGTGCTTAAGCAACAGAGTGCTTCCTATCGACAATGTTAGCGCACAATTCTCCAGCAATAATGGAGAAACTGAATTGTATGCCGACATATCTGACTATAGCATCAATGACGGATATAGCAGATTCTTAGTTCAGATTGTAAATCCAGATAATACTGAAAGACAGACTACAGAGGTAATTACTCTACCTTCACCATCTGGCGACATTGTTACGGTTGAGAAGGGGTCAGTATATAATACAGCAAATGAAGTTGGTGAGTTAACTGGATTTATCAATGGATCCAACGAACTTTCACTCAGATTTATTCCTGATGAAAAGTTTAACTCAGACTATGATATTAAGATTCTGAAGAATAATTTCTCCAGTGGTCTTACTGGAATTGGCACTCAGTCTATTGGATTTATCAATCTTACTGGAGCAAATGTTTCTGTTGGAAGTGCAACTACACAAACATTCTTCAGTGCAGATACTGGTTCAGCAAAAGCATTCTTTATTAATGCTGAGGTTGAAAACAGGACTACTGATGAAATTAATTATGTTGAACTTTATGTAAGTCACAACGACACTGACACATATATTTCTGAATACTACTTTGACAATGATTCCCCATCAGAATTGACTGGAAGATTTATTGGATCTTTCAGTGCTAATATAGATTCTGGTGTTGTCTCAATCAAATATAACAATACAGATTCTAATGATGTATTTGTTAGGACTAGAATTGTTGGATTTGGCACTACAGCATCTGGCATTGGCACCTATAGATTTAAGAGCTCTGGTCAACCAGATGGTTCTGAAAATACCGCAAGACTGGAAAGTGGATTTGTCAATGCATCAGGTATTTCCACAATACTGACAGTTTCTAAGAGTGATGTTACTTCTATTAAAACTATTGCAAGAATTGGATATGGAAGCACAACTTCATTACATCAATTGTTGACCATTCATGATAATACTGATACATATCTAACTCAATATCCATTCTTATCTGATGATAGTGTAACTGGTATCGGCACCTTCGGGTCTGAAATCAGTGGGTCTGACTTGATAGTCAAATTCTACCCAGACGCTTCAGTAACTGATACTGTTAATATTCAAACCTATAGTGAAATTATTCAAACAGAAAGAGATTTAATCAACATTCCATTAGATTTAACTTATGGCACCATTTCAGAATCTGTCTCAGTTTCTGCATACAATGGAAGAAATGGAAATAGAGTTAATAAGTTAGACTTTGACCTTAAGACTAATAATACACCTATTTTCCAGAAAACCTTTAATCCATCAAACACTGATGTTTTAAATCTTGGCACGGGCACCTTTACAATTAAAGATCACTTCTTTAGCACAGGTGAAAAATTAAATTATGTTTCTGCATCATCATTTAGTGGTCAATCTTCTAGTGATATTCAAGTTTCTGGAGCAAGTGACCTCCCAGACGAAGTTTATGCTATTAGAGTTAACAGTGACCAATTTAGATTAGCAACTTCTAAAGCGAATGCGACTGCTGGCACTGCAGTAACATTTAGTTCTTCAGGTAGTGGAAACGCACATACTCTTGAAATGTCCAAGAGAATGGAAAAATCCATCATTCTTGTCGATGGTGTTGTCCAAAGTCCAATCGCATTTACTCCAAATACATGCACTCTATTTGATAATGGTGGATCTATTGGTGTAGGAAACACTTACTTCTCAGTTTCTGGAATATCTTCAATACTCCCTGGAGATCTTTTGAAGATTGATAACGAATATGTCAAGGTTGATTCTGTTGGTCTTGGCACAACTTCTGTTGGACCTATCACAGGAACTGGATCTTTTAACATTGTTAAGACAGTAAGAGGATTTGTTGGATCTTCAGCATCTACTCACACTGATGGCACTACTGCAAGAGTTTATCTTGGATCTTTCAACATCGTCAATAACAAAGTATATTTCACAGAGCCTCCACAAGGAAACAGCACAGATGTTGTAGATCTTGGTAATATTCCTACTCCAAGGTCATCATTCAGCGGTAGAGTATATCTGAGAGATGATTACTCCACTAACCAAATCTATGACAATATTTCGAAGTCATTCACTGGTATTAATTCTTCATACACTTTGACTGTTGGTGGAGCAAATACAACTGGAATTGAAACTGGAAGTGGTGTATTGTTTATTAATGATATCTTCCAAACACCAACTACACAAAATAATGTAGGAAATAACTATAGTTTCACCGAATCTGCTGGTATTTCTACTGTAGTCTTTACTGGTATTACCACTTCTGGTGGATTACTAATTTCTGATTATGATGTCAACACAAATCAACTTCCAAGAGGTGGAATTATTGTTTCGCTTGGTTCAACACCTGGTCTTGGATATGCACCTCTTGTCGGAGCTGCTGTAACTGTAGTTGTTGGTGCTGGAGGGTCTATCGTATCTGTCGGTCTTGGTGCTAGCGATATAGTTGGATCTGGATATAATGGATTGGTTTCAATCGGTGTATCTG